AGTTTGGATTTCCGCACCAATTTGCTCACCTTGAGTAAGTGTATAGGTGAGCTTGCTTACAGTCAGTTCTCTATCAATTGCATGAATTGAATTGTTGATAAGCTCATTACTATCAAATTCAACTGTGTAAGCATATTTCTTATTAATCTTATTCCAAAGCTCAATAAAGTGAGGCCAATTATCATTTAAAGGATTATCTCTGATTTTAGTTTCATGAGCATCCTTTATCATTGAATTAAATGCTGATTCATCATACACAGATTGAACTAAAGCATGAATTTCGTTTGATAAGTGACTGAGCTGCTCAGGAAGATTTTTAAGCATTTCATTATTGACGTCTTCTCTATACTTATTTGTAACATGACCGAAATCATCAACATAATCATTTCTTACTAAGTAATTATAGATTGCTTGTGACTCATTAGTTGAAAATGTTTTAACTTGTTCGTTTGAATAAACGGTTTTGTTTTCAAAAAAAGCAATGTTAAGTAATGTAGGACGCTCATAGAGATCTTCTTTAATATCGTTTTGAAGGCTTGTCACAAATGATTGGTAACTCTCACTTGCAACAACTGTAAGTGTATTTAAGTCATGAACATATGCTTCACCTAGAGCATCACTATCTTGTCTGTCTCCATTAGTGTTTACACAGAGTCTTAAACCACGTCCTACTTCTTGACGCTTAGTTGTAGTATTGGATGTTTGCTTTAGTGTGCAGATTTGAAAGACATTAGGATTATCCCAACCTTCTCGCAAAGCTGAGTGTGAAAAGATAAAGCGAGTTGCTTCTTCAAAAGATAGTAGCTGCTCTTTTCTTTGTAAGATTAACTCATATGCAGAAATATCATCAGTGATATCAGAACCTCGCTTAACATCGCTGTTAATAAATCTCTTATTTTTATCAATAGAAAAGTAACCATTATGTGTTCTTTGAGCATCAATGTTTCGTAGATAAGCTTGATAAGCAGAATCAAAGATATTTAAATGCTCATTAAGGTAATTAACGTATTCTTCTTCAAAGATCTTTCCATACTCTCCAATAAGCTCTTGTCCTTCTTCATCGTAGAGTCTGTATTTTGAGACCTCATCAATAAAGAATAATGAAAGACATTTAATTCCTTGTTCAAAAAGGCGTTCTTCTTTTTCAAAATGAGATGCAATGGTTTCTCGAATTTGAATGCGTTTTATGTCATTTTCATTAACATTACCACTAGCTTCTCCAACTCTTAAAATTAAGCCATTTGAAAATGAAACAGTTCCATTGATTGGATTTACTTCGGTGATATACAGTTCTCTGTATTGTTCAAGTTGATTAGATGCTTCATATAGATTGTCTCCGACTTCAAATCGCTGAGTAAATCTCTTAATTGATCCAACAAGCCTTTTTTCGAATTCAATTCGTGCAACGGGCGGTTTATTTTTATCAATATTAATAGATGATAGAAACAAGTATTGACTTGTGCCAGTGAGATTGTTAATATCAAAACCTTTAACTTCAATGCGCTTAACTAGCTTCTTCTTAAATGCATCAAGTGCATCTAAAACATAAACTAAGTTATGCGAAGTTTTATGAGTAGCGGAAAAATTCATGGAGAAAAGAGGATTAAAATTTCTCTTCAATGCATTTTGTGTTGCTTGTCCAGCCATTCTTTGAGGTTCATCCAAGATAATGATGGGTTTATTTGCTTTGATAACATCAATAGGGCGACGTGAAGCGAACTCATCACGTTTAGTGTAGATAATACGAGCAGCTTCATTTCCTTTGTTTCCTGCAACACTTTTTTCTTCATTAAGAGTGGTATTAAAAGCTTGGGTATTAATAATCATGACATTAATTCCAGCATTTTGAGAAAACTCATCTAGTTGATGAAGATTTGAAGAGTTGTAAATGAAGTATCGAGCTTTAATTCCATATAATTCCATGAAATGATCTTGAGTCATTTCAAATGATTTCTTAACTCCCTCTCTAATAGCTATACTTGGAACAACAACGATATACTTACCCCAACCATAGTTCTTATATAGTTCAAACATCGTTTTAATATACACATATGTTTTTCCAGTACCAGTTTCCATCTCAACATCAAGAGAAACAGTACCTAGTCCACTTATAAGTGTTGATGATTGCTTAATGTTGTTTCGAATTTGAATGTGTTGGATATTATTTAGTAATTGTGTCTGATTAAGCTCGATATCTGCATTTCGATAACCTGCATCGAATTCATCATCTAATTCATCTAAGGTTGTTTGCCCAGTTCTTTCTCCTATGTCGCGTCTATAGCGAACAATGTCATATTTAGGTTGACCATTAAAAACCGAAACAATACTTTTAGTTGCTTCAGTTTGAAAAGGTTGAACTTTAAATTTGAATTTCATCTTAAATCACTCTCCGCTCAGTTGTTGGGCTGTAAGTGTTGAAGATTTGCTCAACATTGATTAATGAGCTATCATTGATGAAAGAACTGTCTCTGAATACTGCATAATATGGTTGCATTTTTGCAATTTTTGTAACTGTTTCAGAGTCTACTTTATCAAAACAAGCCACAAGATAGTTGCCGTCAACGGTTATGATATTATCATCAATATTAATCTTTGCGGATAATGGCACACCAAGTTCTAACATAACCTGGAAGAGAATATCTTCGTGTGTACGATCTGGTTTAATATTTTCAATAAGATCTTCAAACTTGAAATTAGTTTCTTTGTACTCATCTGGAGAATAGAAGACATTATTCATATTGCTTTCATCTAGCTTTAAGACTCTAAATCCAACATCAAGACTTTGTGCAGTGAGACCTATTTCCTCTTTGATTTTATTGCCTGCTCTTCTGATCCGTTCTTTGCCTATTTCACAAATGTTCTTATAACCAGCCTTGAAAGCTTCTGACTTCTCATCAGTACTTTCTGGGAGTTGAACCATAATGAACTTGCGATTTCCATTGTCTTCTGCATTAAGTTGCATAACTGCTTGGGCAGTAGTTGCTGATCCAGAGAAGAAATCAAGAACTATGTCGCTTTCATGAACGCCAGAAACTTTAATTATCTTTATCAGTAAATCAATAGGTTTCGGATTGTCAAAAACCTTACTTCCAATGGCAGATTTTAAGTCAATTGTTCCCTTTTTATTACCTTCAACATCATTCCATAGATTTGATATCTGCTTTGTTCTGCCTTCAAGGTAATATTTCACATATGGCATTAATTTGCCATTTCGTGAAGCCTGCCAAATAATCATGTCATTCTTTAAATATTCTTTATAAGTAGAGTATCCGAATCTCCACCGACTTTCATATCCAGTTGGACCCTCAGGAAAAACTTCATTTCCCGCAGGTGATATAATTGGGTAATACATATTCGGTCTATCTTCCCGTCTATCCGCATTCCCAGTTTTACGGAGTTGAAGAACAGAATATTTTCCTTTGCTATCCTCATAGCTAAATCGTTTCTCATCATTTTCACTTAGCTCTATACCCTCAATCTTAAAAGCAGTTGATTTTTTGTATATAAGTATATAATCAAGAGAGGACCCCATTTTATTTGCATCTTGACCAGTTGTTGTACCAGTTGCTCTACTTACACACCCGAAACAGTTATCCGAACCGAAAATCTCGTCACATACTTTTCGTAAATTGTGAAATTCATTATCATCAATACTTATAAAGATTACCCCATCCTCAGTAAGCAAATCCCTAGCCAGCTTCAGTCTAGGATACATCATATTCAACCAATCTGTATGAAATCTACCATTACTCTCTGTATTTGTGACTAGTCTATTTCCTTGCTCATCAATTTGATTGTCTCGTCTTAGAAACTCTTGAGTATCCGCTGCAAAATCATCTTCATAAACAAAGTCATTCCCTGTATTATAAGGTGGATCTATGTTCCTGCTGATTTTGATACAAAAATAAAAAGCCCTCTCAGGCACAAGTGTGCTGAAAAAGGCTTGAAACAAAGGCTTTCGAGCTTTCGCATTTTTTTGATGCAAGCTTCGAGAGCTTTTTTTCGTCTATTTGATTTATGGCATCCTACACAGATTTCGAGATTGCTTACCCTACATTATCGCCAATGGAGGAATAATTAAAAAGTATGGAAAAATCAAAAGGTTATACGAACATCGCACGCCATCCTTTGAGAAGCGTGTTCAGTGCTATTCCTGTTCTCAATCGTTTCTTGTATTCGCTAGTTTTTAGTTCACTTTCTGTAGCAATGTATTCATATTCTTTTGAAGCATTAACAAGCGAATCCAATTTCTCTGGATTTGCTAATACATATCCTTCAAAAGCTTTTCTTTCTTCTTCAGAATGATAAATTAAGACAACGTTTATAAGATCATCAAATGCACAGCGCTCGTCTGAATTCTCTGGGTTATACAAAAAATCAAGGACACGGTAACGGTCGCTGCCTTCAATATAGTATTTATACGCCCTGGTATCCTGATGGTAATCACCAAAGTGTAAAAAGCCCCATTCAGGCACAGGTATGCTGAGCCGTCCACTATCTAAATTTGTAATTTGATAGCTATCGAGCACGGTATTATGAGCCATTATGTCCAACATTGAATATGAAGTGGACTCGTTCGCTTGGGAATAGGAATAAAATTCATCCACTCGTCTACCAACATCGTCATTCTCATCGATGTTTTTAATAGAATATTCTGGTTTATAAATATTGTAATAAAAATCATCATGCTGATTCCATTCCAGTTTGTTCTGGAGTCTATCGATTATGTACTCAAGCGGGGGCTTCGTTAATCCAAGTCTCTTTCTCCAAAGATTCTCAATCTCGACAATTTCCGCATTCCCATTGTCAGGTGTGTTTTTGTCTCCGTTTCTGGAATAAATACACCCTTGTCTCATACTCCCGTATGGCTTTTTTAAATAAATTGGTGTTCTGTCAGTGTCGAATATTTTAAGGACATCAAGCTCGGTGCCTTCGAAGTTAACTGTTTCAATATCAATTTTTGGGATGTTGTCACCCGCAAAGTGAAGATTTGATAAGGCATCAATTACATCGGCCTGCTTCTTGCGCGATTGTTGCATCCCGGTAAGTTTAAGGTCATCGGAAACGCCAAAAATTAGATAACAATCCTCATCATGTACTGTATTTGCGAAGCAAATGATATCCTTAATGAGATCATGCATATTGATATGCCACTCCTGTTTAAAGTCCCACCATTCGCCTTCTTTGCCCTTGCTTATAAAGTATGAAATTAGATTTGTTATTGAATGATCACTTAGTCTCATCTGTATTATCCTTTACATTTGATGCATTTCAGCACACAATTGATATCAAATTGGCAATGCTGCTGTCCACATTTCTCAGGTCGATGAAAGAAACATCAACTTTAACATTGTCATCTGATGCATACCTAATTCCACCTTTGCTAACGCTGTCAGATTGAGGATAGAGTAGTACGATACCGTCGGCGTCATATTTCTTGCTATAAGCATACATTTGATACATATCAGACTGTGAAATCCCGTTGTTTCTTACATTGTCAGATAGCAGTTTCCACTTTGTGTCCAAAATGACTGTGCGCTCTCCAGATTCTAAAACAAGGTCGGGTCTGAGGGCAAATGCACGGGTTGGGCTATCAAACAGACTATATCTGTTGTCTTGTGTCCTAAGACTGACGCCACTCCCAAGGTGCTTGCGAAACTTAGCTGCAACAAAGCTCTCGAAAATTTTCTCCATCGGGAACAGAAGCGCCAGAGCAACCTCACTTCCGGCAAAGGCAGTAAAACTGTTTCCCTTGAGGAAAACACGACACCACGAAAGCGCTTTGTCGTAGTGACTCATACTACGGTCGCTGATGCACTTCGAAAAGTCAGATTCGTAGCTTTCTGAGAAATCCACACCTTCAAAAAAAGTGAGCAACCGGGCGACATTATGACGGTTGCGACTATCCGCTGTCTGTTTCAACAGAAAGTGCAGGGTGGACTTAATCAATCGGTTCTCCGGTCGGTTGAAGCTAAAATCGTCGTAACGAACAAAGAATCGCTCATAGTTCATCAGGTTATGCTTAATGTTCTGCGAAGCCAGCAATTTACCTTTGTAGAACCGTTCGTTAGCTTCTACGGGCATATATGCAGCTTTTAGTCCTTGTTTCGTCAGAACGGACACCTCATCAAGAAACATCTTGATGAAGATCTCAAAGAGACTCAGTTTGTCGGTGCGTAAGTTCGAGACGTTAAAGTCCTTGAAAGTCACATCTTTGAGTGTTTTAAGCATTTCAAGGAAAATACGCTTCGTGTCACCCACGGAAATGTCGGCACCTGCTATCTTCGGTAATATCTCTATGACTGTCCCGTCCGTCATCGTTATCAATCCAACATAATTACGAGCAGTGATAATTTTGCCGATTCCGCGGCGAGCAGACAAGGAGAGTAATTCGATTGCCTCCGTTTCTGCACCAGCGGTATTAGCAAGAATAAATGTTTCCAGCGCAGCGAAGGTTCTCTCCGGTAGACTCTGATATCCACTAAGCGACGCACCTCTTATAAACCCGCCATATTCAGTTATGGTATAGGTCTTATTAGATAAACGCATATGCGTCGACCTCCCTGAACGCCGCACTGTTAATCTCATAGTATTCTGGAAAGTCTATGTCAGCATTCCCGAAAAGCTTCAATGCATCGGTCTTTTTCACAATGAAACGAGTACTGTCATCCGGCTTCTGGTTATCACCTAGCACAAGTTGGATCTTCTCATAATCGTCGTAGAAGTATTCTTGCAGGAGCGGAATTATCTCATTTTCATAGATCATTGCAAGACGGTCAATACTCGGATCAGCTTTCAACGGTTGTAGAAAATATGAATGACCAATGGTATGCTCACGGTCGAGTAGGACCGTGATTCGCTTGTTGAGGGTATCGAGCATTTTAGCTATGTCGATGCCGTCGATAAGAATATCCTTGAGCGTCTCCGATTCTGGTAACATTTCAACAAAATTGAATCGTCTGCGTAGGGCTGCATCAATTCTAGCAATGGAACGGTCAGCGGTATTCATCGTACCTATAAGATAAATATTATCAGGCACTCCGAAATTTTGTCCTGAGTACGGTAAAGAAGCTCTCAATTGTTCGCTTGCACCTATGCGTTTTGTCGGTTCAATGAGAGTTATCAGTTCGCCGAATATTTTCGATATATTTCCTCTGTTAATCTCATCGATTATGAAGACGCGATTCGGGATTTTTACCTTCTGCGTAAATATGGATGGTTTAAGCTTTTTAATCAGTTGAAGGGCGTCTGACACGGAGATTGACAGCTTATACACCGATGGCTGCATCATTAGTTTTTCGGAGTTAAGTTCGTAGATATCCTCGTTGATACCTGTTACGAGCCATTTTACTTTTCGTAGCCTTTTATAGTGAGGATATTCATTATGCCATTCCGGCTCACCAGTAATAATGCCGATAGCATCGATTGTTTTGTTTGAGTAACATGACAGAACTATATCGCCGATTTGCATTTTGTAGTAGAAAGCGTTTAGAATATTCCTCCCATTATCACCCTTTTCATAGGTGTCTGGCAGAGTTTCACCGTAGCCGTCATACCCGATACGGATGTGGCTATTTGCAAAGCACTCAGTCCGTGTAGGATTATCACCTGTGCCTTCAAGTGAAACCTTCCATACACTAGGATTCTTACCAATCCCTAAGTCAATATTTCCACCATTTCCAATAGGCGTACCGGCCTTGTCACAGAAAGCCTTAAAAATTCCATCGTGAACCTCATATTCGATTTCACGCCCAGATTCGGCTTTATCCTCTGACGAGACAACAGGTCGAATACCTTCAATGAACTCCTCATATCCGAACGACTGATGGAATGTCGTAAATGCAACAAGTCCATCTTCTTTGTACTTCAGATACCGAGTAAACACTGCATCATAATCCTCGGCTTTCACATCGGCAATTAGTTTTTCCTCGATTATGGCAACAGCATACTGTATTGAGCTATAGGTCTTACCTGTGCCAGGTGTTCCAAAAAGGATGAGATTTTTAGGGATTTTATTACCGATAGTTCGTCCCGTGGGCGAGCTATACCGTGCCTCAACTCCGTCTGCTACAACTGATGCCCCTTCACTTTGCAAGAAACTGAGATAATGCTTTATGCCGCTCTTCAGATCATCTCTTTGGACTGACGGTTCAATATCGAAGATCACTTCCATCTTTGAGTATTCACCACCGCTGGCTTGGAAATACCCATCGAGACCTCCGTTTTTTATTGCATTATTGAGATCATCATATATAGTAATAGCAAATACAGGTCGTCCATTTTTTAGCTTCGTTTTGCCAATAGCAGTCGAAATGGTATTAGCAGAATTTGATGAACCGCCATTGTCTACATACCACTGTTTAAACGCAACCCGCTGTTGCCGTTCATCAACAACTATAGCCTTATTACTTCCGCTACCACTTTCTGGAGAGCCTTCTTTTTTTTCTGCCCAAGCAGCATAGGAAATTTCAGGGAGTGTAATACTGGGTGGCTGCTCAGCTACTTTTGCTTTGAGCATATCAAGAAAAGCCACATATTCATCTCCCGTGCAATTACCACTCGGAGCAGTTACGCCGTACTTGGCAGAAACGAATGAGCGGGAATTCCCATCTAACGGCATAAAAACATTGGGGCGTATCCAATACAATCCCATTGTAATATAGGCAAGACCGTTGCCGCTGACTGCGATCGCCTTTTCAAAAGCCACCTTAAATTCAGCTGAATATTCATTTGTTTCAGCGGCTTCATGGCCAGCAGGAACAAATCCCATACTTCATCCACCCCATTGAAGAATGAGTTCATATTATTTAGAACTGGGATACCCTCAAACTTCGTAGGGGCAGAAATTTGTATATCAAATGTTGCGGCGAGAACCTTCGCCAATACTGTTCGGTTTGCGTCCGTTGTACCACGATTCATAACGCCAATTACAGAGAACGGGTCAATCTGGTGATGCCGAGGCTCCCACCAATCTTCCCGCTCAAAATGCAAATATTTCATCAGTGGTTGCTCCGACGAAACTTTTTTCATTAGAGCAAAGAGTTCGTCCCTTTTATCGCTGTATGCGAGCAATTTATCGGCGAGTGCTTCGTAAAACGGCACCCATTGATATGCATTATCCATCGTCTTCATCCTCCTATATTTCTACATCGCATCCATCTACTACAAATAAATCAGGCATATTATATTGAATGTCCCGAGCCTCATTACAAGCATTGATATTGCTGCAAGAAAGCAACGATCGACTTAATCGAAGTTCTCCCGCTGATGTAGTTACGACAAAATCAGACTGATGGGACTTAATATAAGTCGAAACTTCACGCGAAAAACCATTTCTTTGCAGCAGGATCGTTAGAGGGTTTGTCGTTCCATATTCAACAAATTCATACCAATTATTTTCGAACTCCGTAAGTTGGTGAATGCGCTTATATTCATTTGAAAAGCGAAGGAAATAATTAGAAATACTAAAAAGGATGGTATTTTCAATTACTTCTAAGGTATCCGCAAAGACGACATTCTTATGCTCTGCTGAACCAGTGTATCGTGTTTTCTCGTGCTTGTTTATCCAGAAATTATTAGGATGCGCTTCTCTATATTCAATAGCCTTTTTCATAATACTGCTCAAGCCGGTACCTTCCATCCACTGGATAAGGATTACAGCATACCAACGAAGCAATGCACGCTGACCATTTTCGCTAACTTTGCCAAGAGATGTATATTCATACTTCTCCCATTTGAAAATCCTGCATAGCTTTTCAAGGAAGGCCAGCACATCATCATATACAAAATGCCCCTCCACACGTTCCGGATACTTAAGTCCGAATGAAATGGCTGCAGATAAGTTTTGTGCTTGGTCAACAGATATATTTATATCATCATCAAGCAGAGAAGCAGATTCTTGAAAATTCTCCCTAATTTTATTTTCGTCCACCTCATTCAATAATGTTGAAAACTCACGTCTCACCAAACTGTTTCTGTTCTCCAAAATATCTCGGAGCAAAATGAGCGCAAATTTTCGCATCATTGTATGTGCTTCTTCTGATTGGTTGGTATTACGTTTTTCGATTTCAATATCCCCGGCGAGCAACTTGGATACTATGTATTTTTTCTCAACCTCCTGCAAGCCAGTTTTTCCAGATTCAATAGACAATTTTTGATCCGGGACCGGTGCTTGCAGTAGTTCGACATAGCCCTGCTCTGTGATTTTATCTCCTTGGGCAACTAAAAAAACATTACCGTATAAGTTGAACCGTATACGTCCAACACGACCAATCAAATTTCTGAAATCTACGGGCGTCATCATCGAACGATTAATCTTAAAATCGGTTATAAATAGATTATCGGCAGGCAGATTTACCCCTTCCAAAAGGGTACTAGTACAGAACATGATTGTTATCTTGCCCTTTCGGAACAAGTCTTCAATTCGCATACGTATGGACGAAGGTAAGTACCCGATGTGGTAGGCAACACCCTTTTTTATTATTTCGGTTAAATAATACTCGCCGTGAACCTCGTTGCGGATATCTCGTGATAAATCTTCAAGGTCTTTATCACCGCTTTCTGGAAGCAAATTGGAAAATTCACGCGCAAAATCAATCGCTTTGTTTTTACCATTACAATATACAATAGTCTGCTGGCGATTTTCAGGTGATTTCTTTATATTAATAACTTCGAACATTCTGAGAAAATCAATTAAAGTAGCATCGGATTTCTGAATGGTCGATAAGTGAACCAGTTCCTCGGCATAATCATTGTATGAGCTGATAGTATGGCTGTTTAAGTCAATTAAAAACTTGATTTGTGCCACAGGTGAAAATGTCGACCTGAGCCTATTATCTGCATTTGTCTCTTCTGAAAGTAGTCTCAGATATACCTCTGGGTTAGGAATATTGGGTGAGGCAAAAATAATATGAGGCTTCTGAGGTCGCTTTAGTAGCATATCGACAACTTTATAATAAAAAGGACCTCTGCTATTTTTCCCGGACAATTTATGCGCTTCATCAATGAATAGGTAATCAATCTGCAAATTTGGCTTGCTGATAAATAGATACAACAATCTTTCCGGTGTAAGAACAAGAATAAAATTATGCTGTCCTTCAAGGGCTAAGTCTCCAGCGGCAGTAATTACGCGATAATTTTGTTGCTGTAAGTATTCTTTTAGATCATTAATAATTTGGCTTCGATTTTCATTTATTAGTGCTTTTGTCGGAACAATTAATGCAAAATTTTTCTTTGCTCCTTGCCTGACTTGCTCCTTTATAAACATTCGCATGATGAAGGATTTGCCCATAGAAGTCGGACCAGAATAGCTGAAATATGGGTCGTCTAAGTGATCATACGCATTCTTCTGCGCACCAAAAAAACGCAAATCTGGCTCAGCGGGTATTGTAAGATAATGACTCTGAAATTCTGAAAATACTCTTTCAAGTGCAGAAGGCGCTTGATAATTGCTCTTTATTATTTTTTGTCCCTGATGATTCCCTGTGTAGGAAAGGACCGATCCGGCAACCATATTTACGTCTTCGTTGTCTGGATATAGTTCATGTAGCAGTATTACTATTTCCTGCGCCCACATTTTGTGATTATCTTTGTTTTCGGAACACGTCGATTTAGAAAGCAAATCGGCAAATCTTAGTGCTGAAGTAATATCAATCTCTCTGGATTGCCTTTTTGTTGTCAGCTCAAATTTCTGCAGGGCATAATTATAGAGTATGTTATCATAAAGTTCATTCAGAAATGGATTGTGTTCGATACCACTAAATATAGCATCACCAAGATTAATCTTCTTAACATCGTTCATAACATAACATCCCCCTTCATGACGTTCTCCATGATGGCCTTTTTCTCGGTTTCGGCATCATCAAAGGGCAGGATGTAAAAATAGAATGAGTGTGATCCAAGTCTGCTGGTCTGAATTTTTTCTGCAATGTACTTTGCATGCTGTTTTATATCATAAGCCATTTTTTGCATTACTAGGTTCTCGTATTCTTCTGAAGTGCGTCCAGCTGAAGACAAACCTATAGAGTAGCCAAGGAAAACACCATAAGCAGTGTTATAGCTTGGGGGTTTGCCTTGAGACGGTAAGATAAGGTCTTTGATGAGCTCAATTTCATCTGGGTCAAACGCGCGGTCGAGAATTGTCTTCTCGACCATTTTGATTTCACGAGCTTCATGCTGTTCAATGCGGAGGATACTTTCAAATGATCGGTCAATAGCATCCTTAATTTCACCTATGACATTAGATGCACCAAACACCATCTGACAACGTTGATCAGATCCTGGAGCAAATAGATGTATGCTTTCACATGCACTGCCAAACTGTGATAATTCAGTCGAAAGCTCCACTCTACTCATTAGCTTTGGAGCGCCAAGCATGTCCTCCAAAAAAGTATATACAAGCATTTCGCCGAGTTCATTACCACAACCCTTTGTATCTGCTGCTCCGTTTTCGCGCATAATCCTCAAAGCCTGTGCTGTTACTGAATCCAAATCGTCCTCAAGCCTAAAATCTTCAAGTTTTGCACGGGAAAAGACATAGCGACCAATATTACGATACAGCATGGTTTCCAAATCGCTGGAATAAAACTTGTTGTTTCGTAAGGCCAAATGGAAAAGACGCAGTTGTTCCGGCATACACAAGCCGAGGTTCTCACTATGATGAACCTCGACAAAAATGCCGTCTGTGCTTTTTCTTTTTAATGTTTTAGCCAACACTCCACTCATGTTTTTCCTCCCGCAAAAGTCACTATTCTTTTCTTGGTATCTGATACGCCTTGCCATCAGGATTATAAGTAAGATTGAAAACCATATCAGACAGCCATTTTTTGAAAGATGGGTTGTCTTGGAACTGCTTAAACAATTCCATATTGTCCGCCATGATAGAGAAGATCACCTGTTGCAAAGCACGCTCACTTTCCATTCGAGCATTTTGTGCATCGGAATTTTTCATGGCGTTTTTATACCTTTCATCTTTCGCCACCATTTCTGGAATTTCAAGAATCTGGCGTCGGACATTATCTGCGTCATTCCAGTTGATATTTCCAAACATGTCATTGAAATTTGACAGGATTGATGACAGTAAATCCATCTCAGGATCAACAACATGACCAATCTTGCCCGCAGGTACCGGAGGCACTTCAGCGTCCTCGTCTTCAAGTTTGATAGACATTACTTCCTGTGCTTCAAGACGATAGCTATCTAAATCAATAGCCTGCAAGATGCCCTGTGATAAATCATCTTCTCGTGGTGATGGCAGCTTCGGAATGAGTAGGTTTAGAAAGATAGACAAGCGCTCCCAATCGGCATTACCATAAGGGAGAATCGCTCCGAGAAAACCATAAGTGCGCACAAATGACTTTGCTGCGCTTTTGAATTTTATCTGATCATCTGTTTCCAATTCATTGTAGACTGCTGTACATGCATCCAAAATCGGATCGATCCTGTCACGATCAGCGCCATCTAAGTATAAATTTACGAGAAGATCCACATGATCTGAGGAGTAGACCTGATAGTTATCCATGACGGCAATGAGGTCATATAACTTGTTCGGATCGGTCTCGCCAGAGAGAATAGTGGTACGGTAATACCTGGAAAATGACTCTTCGATGATAGACGCTGTATTTGCAAAGTCCAGTACGAAGGTATCATACTTTTTAGGACATGCACGGTTTAGGCGTGAGAGTGTCTGCACCGCTTTGATATCATTAAGCATTTTATCTACATACATAGTATGGAGCAACGGCTCGTCAAAACCCGTTTGAAACATATCTGCGACTATCAAAAAACGATATGGATCAGTTTTTAGCGTTTTTGGAATTGCTGCATCAGGGAATCCATTAAGTGCTGCTGAAGTAAATGCTGGTTCCTGCCCCTGATACTTGTGTTCACCAGAGTATGCCACGATAGCCTTATATGGACTGTGTCGAGCAGCAAGACATTTATTTATGGCGTAATAATATTCAACACAACGAGGAATGCTTGCCGTAACCACCATAGCGCGAGCCTGTCCACCGATTTTGCCTTTGGCAATAACCTGTTCGTGGAAGTGATCAATCATCATTTCTGCTTTATGAGCGATAGTATGGCTGTTGCTTTCGACAAAGGAACGCAACTTCTTCTGAGCGCGTTTCTTATCGAACATTGGATCGTCCTCGACAGTCTTCATCAATTTGTAGTAGCTGTCGATGGGAGTATAGTATTTCAGCACATCAAGAATAAAGCCCTCTTGAATCGCTTGTTTCATAGTATATACATGAAATGGGCGGTGTTTTATGTCTCCTCCGTCTTCAAACATAACGCCAAATGTCTCCAATGTCTTGTTCTTCGGTGTTGCAGTGAACGCGAAGTAGCTGGCATTGGTGAGCAGCTTACGGCCTTCCATCATGGCATTGATTTTATCTTCATTATCCATCTCGTCATCAGAGGCAAGTCCAGAAAGAGCTAAATTCATCTGCGCAGAATTTCGACCGCTCTGACCAGAGTGTGCCTCATCAATTAAAAGAGCGAATCGCTTATCCTTATGCTCTGCGCCGATATCTGGCAAAACATATGGAAACTTTTCGATGGTGGTAACGATAATACGTTTGCCGTCAGTGATCGCTTTACGTAAATCTCCAGAATGCTCAGCCCACGCAACAGTATTTTGAACTTGCATAAACTGTTTAATGGTATCTCTAATCTGCTTGTCAAGAATACGTCGGTCGGTAACCACCAACACAGAATCAATAATGGGGTGGCCATTTTGCTCAAGGCCAATCAACTGGTGTGCGAGCCAAGCAATAGAATTTGACTTTCCACTTCCGGCGCTGTGTTGAATTAGATATCGCTGACCCATCCCGTTATTTTTGACATCCGTCAGTAACTTTTCAACGCAATCCAATTGATGATAACGAGGAAAAATCTGTTTAACAGTTTTTTTCTTAGTCTCCGGATCTATTTCCTCAACAACTTGTGCGTAATTTTCAATGATACGACTAAGTTTGTTTTTTGTTAGGATATCCTTCCACAAATAATCCGTCATTAATCCATCCGGATTTGGAGGATTACCAGCACCGTCTTTATATCCTTTATCAAAAGGAAGAAACCAGCTGTCTTTACCAGAAAGTTTAGTACAAAATTTCACGCGGGTATCGTCTACGGCGAAATGCACCATGCAACGTTTAAACTGAAACAATAGTTCTCTTGGATTCCGGTCAGTCTTGTACTGTTCAACTGCGTCATCCACCGTCTGCTTTGTAAGCTGATTTTTTAATTCAAATGTAATAACAGGTAAACCGTTTATAAAAATACACAGATCCAGAGCCAACATCGTTGAATCCATAGAATATTTCAATTGCCTGGTAACGCTGAATATGTTTTTTTCATGCATTAGTTTAGCCTTATTGTTATTCTCAGTCGGTGTCAAATAAAACATAACAAGATCTGCAGGGTAAATTTTTACACCATTGCGCAACACATCTACAACGCCTCGCTTGGCAATTTCACCTTGCAACCGATTAAGAAATTGATTGTATTTTTGCCTGTTTTTCCTAATTCCAAGCAATTCTATTTGCTCAGATTGAGTTTCTTCTAAAAAACGAATTAGACGGGCTTCATCAATGGCATATTCACGGTTGAAATCGGCGTTTTCGCCTTGTTCATAGCCGTTATGAGTTACAAGATAATTAACAATTAGTGTTTCAAAACCCTGTTCTTTTACATTAGTTACCATTACCGCACCTCCTCTGTCTAGCCATTTCAGGTAACTTGTAAACATTTATGAGTAAATGCATAATAAAAGTAATTGCTAATTCAGCCTCTTCTTTAGTCGCCTCATCTAACTCATGTATGTACTGATTACCTAATTCTCTGATTTTGTCTACCCATGTACGATTGTGCCTCGATATATATCCTTCAGTCTCTAAATAGTTAACATACTCAATAAATCTAAGATTTGATTGAGCTCCTAAATCTGCGGATATATGCATTATCATTGTGCGAGCAATCATTATTACAGCATAATGACATTCATTTGAAAAACACCTTCTACACTCATAATACATTTTTTGTATTCTATCAGGTACATATGGAATATCTTCGAATGGTAGGAATTGGGACTGAGGTATTATTTTCCCATCAAGCCCAATCGTAATAGGCATAAAACATTCCGGGCACTTAAATATGTGATATTTTATAGCACCTGATTCGAGATCAAATATTCTTGTGTCTGATGAAGCACGCACTCTTACGTTACAATAAGGGCAGTTTAATGTATGTTGAATAATTTCTTTAATCTTAACTTTCTCCCATTTCCACTCTTTAATATCGAGCATTAATGATCACCGCCTTCATCAAACGGTTCATCATCTACAAATTCTTCTCCGTCTTCATATGACTCATCTGTTGCTTCCTCGACATACTCAAAGTTTGGAATTGCCACACCACGCACATCAATTTGACCTGTAACCACATCGGAAATAAGCTTTGTACGGAGCTCATGCAAAACCCCAATTTCTTGCAATAGACAATCTTTGTAATTTTGGGTCTTATGAGCATATCCACTGAGATGCTGCATGATTGCTTCCTGCTCTTTAAGAGGGGGCACAGGTAAAACAATTGTTTTGAAATCTCCAGTATATAAACGCCAAAAGCCTTCAATGATTCCTCGTACTCGAATTCGTAGCTCTCTACGGCATTTTTCACTTTTAAGAACCATTTCCCCAAAAGCAGGAATAATTTTGCTTTGATTAGGAATTAGAACAGTGTAGTCAGGACTTATAACACCCATCTGTGGGGACAAGGCGAAAACACCTAAATGTGCTTTTAATCTGTTTAGAACAAGATCATTTGTATAACATATTTTCCCACCTTGATATGATTCAGAGAGCATCCTTCTTTCATCTAGCTGATCATTTGGCACTAAGCCATATTTTTGGCTCATTGATAGATGTTGTTCTTTACCTTCAACTGAACGTTCATCTCGTTCAGAAAAAAGATATTTACATCGCAATACTTCCCAGTGTGCCGGCACTTTTCCAATCCACTCAATTCCCGAATCTTTCATGGAAACTTTGGTATCTAGTCCGGATGTAATGATATTGGAAATATGTGTCCTTTCCCTTTCTTGCAGGAGTGCAATTTCTTTTTTCTTCGCAGTAATTATTTTGTTTATTTCCGATGTTTTCCAATCAAGATATTGGACTATCTGATTTTGCTCATCGAGTGAAGGAACAAGTATTTCATGATTAATAAGATCCTTTCCAGAAAGTGTCTGTCGAACCCCTTCTCCCAGACCGTTAAATATCAATCTCTTATACCAATCATAATACTGGTAAAAAAAATATTTCGTGTTCAATTCCGCGCGAGGCTTGAGACGTATATAAGCAGAGCTCATTATGCCCTTTTCGGGAACAAGACCAACTCGGCTAGTCGATATATTTTCCAAATCAATTAGCTTAAATACTAGCTCATTTTCATTAAATATTTGATAGGTTGCATAGTCTGATGGAGATAGCCCGATAGGTTTTTCTCCGTTGTTTCGAATCACACCGTTTAAAGTAAGTGAAAGAATATTGCTCTCGTTGTTATTTTTATTCAAAGTTTTAGGATTAGAAAAAAATCGCTTGGCTTTTTCACAAGCCCAATGGGCTGGATAATCATGATTCCATAGAATTATCGAAGGTGAATACAATGGGTATCTCATTCTACCAACCCTCCAATAATTTCTGCCAACATGCCATCGGTTTTGGCTTCTAGTGACTGCAGATCTTCCAAAATCTCCTGCATAGAGCGCTGCTCCAATGGTTTGTAGAAATACTTTGTAAAGCTGACTTCATAACCTATTTGAGTTTTTTTATCATCAACATAAGCATCAGGAGCATATGGGTGCACCTCGTTTTCCATGAAGGCCTTTATCCCTCCTTCGTAACAGAAGGGCACTATTTCAGTATCACGAAGGTCAACATCAGCCTCGCCTTCAACGGCTTTAGCTTCAGGATCCTTCTCAGAAATAAACGGACGCACTTTTTTGAGCAACGCCGCTTTGAGTCCAGTTGCTTTTGTAAACACTGCCCAATCGTCGGTAGGGATACCTACAGGCAACTTAGCAATCGCTTTGTTATACAGTTCTTCCTCCGCAGGCTTTAATTGTGCAGCTGCAATACTTCTGTTAGGAAACACACGTAGACGTAGTGGCCTATCAACAGTTATTGACCAAAAACCAAACTCATTATTATCAAAAATGCGACTGACCTCACTTTCTTCCATCGATAGAAAAATACGAACAATCTCTGCCCTAAGCTCTGGAGTAAGTTCGCAATTTTTCTTGCCCATATTCTTTCGCAAAGGAGATTTTATTGCAGTCGCGTCAATTAATTGAATTTTACCGCGTCGACGTTCTTCTTTACTATTTGATAGTATCCAAATATAGGTGCCAATGCCGGTGTTGTAAAACATATTTTCGGGAAGTGCAATAATAGCCTCTACTAAATCTTTTTCTATCATATAACGACGAGCATTGCTTTCGCCACTTCCAGCGTCACCAGTAAACAAAGATGAACCATTATGCACTTCTGCAATTCTACTACCCAGTGCAGTATCCTTCTTCATTTTTGACACATTGTTCAGAAGGAACAGGAGCTGCCCATCACTTGTACGAGGAATCATAGCAAGTTGTTCCCCACCTTCCAGATAAGCGTTGAATCTACTGTCGAGTATATCCTTTTTCCCGCCCATCTTGTCTGCGTCAGTTTTCCAACTTTTGCCATAAGGTGGATTAGAAAGCATGAAGTCAAACTGACGAGTTGCGTTTCCATCAACAGAGAGAGTTGAACCATATGATATATGATCCGCTTGTTCGCCCTCACCCTTCAGTAACATATCAGCTTTGCAAATTGCATAGGTTTCAGGCTGTACTTCCTGTCCAAAAAGATGAATGGATACCTGCTTGCCCCTTCTAGCTGCCAATGTTTGTAAGCGCTCCTGCGCGACAGTTAACATACCGCCGGTACCACACGCGCCATCATAACAGGAGTATGTAGCGTCCATAACTTTATCTGCGATAGGAACAAATACAAGATCTGCCATGAGCTCTACAACATCACGAGGCGTCCAGTGTTCTCCAGCTTCCTCGTTGTTAGCCTCATTAAAACGCCTCACCAACTCCTCAAAAACAGTACCCATACTGTGATTATCCAGCGCAGGGAGACGAATCTCCGTCATTGTATCATCTCGATAAATTGGTTTTGGACTTAGATTTATGTCAGACGAAATAAACTTTTCAATAACAGCGCCAAGGATATCTGCATCAATCATAGTCGTGATCTGATTGCGGAATTTGAACTTCTCAAGAATCTCCTGCACATTGGGCGAGAATCCATCCAGGTAGGCTTCAAAATCTGCTTTAAGGGTCTGCTTTTTTGCACGGCTGGTCAAATCTCGCAGGAGAAACGGCGAAGCATTACAAAAGGACTGGCCAGCTGCATTGCATAGCGCTGGCCACTGGTTAGCAATCCCCGCATCATCCATCTTCTTTTTCATATTGAGTACTTCATCCTTGGTATCTTCCAACATAGCATCAAAACGGCGAATAACCGTCATAGGCAGAATAACATCACGGTATTTACCGCGTACATATACATCACGCAGACAGTCGTCTGCAATACCCCAAATAAAACTTACTATCGCATTATGAGTTTGGTTGTCCATTTTCTTTACCTACCTTTACTATTTATGTGTTTATTTCCAATAGTGTATAAATAGTCGTTCACTTACTCTATTTCAATACATGCCCTATAAAACGGTCTCATTCTGTGTCAATAGGGTCGGAATTATCTGCAGCACCACCGGAGCGTATCCAGTCATCAACTTCGGACAGTTTAAATTTCCACAGCCGTCCAACCTTATATGCTGGCATATTTCTCTTGGTGATCCACTGCAGAATGGTCTCACGGCCTACACCGAGGTACTCTTGTACTTCTTTTAAAGTAGACCATTTTTCAATGCTTTTATCGCTCACGTTATTAACCTCCAAACGGGTGTCTATTCAATTTCGAACTTGGAATCTATTGTAACGTTAAATAACCTTTTGTTATTAGGGAAGCAGTCGTTACCCTCGCTATCCTGCATCTCCCACAAACATTCATAACGTCCTTCAAAACCACGAGTGTCAAAGCTCGTGGTTATTTTTACTTCTTTACCTGGAGGTACATCTGGTATATCGATGCAGTTTGAATTAGCTCTCGGTCTTACTTCGGCATGGTTAATAAAAACTAGTTTGCGGTCGCGCCATGTCTGATTTCCCATGTTGCGGATTACCCATGTGTGATCAAAATGCTCATAACACCTTTTTATATAAAACCGCGAAGGTAGAAATTCAAGAACATATGCGCCATCACCAGGATACAACGGAGCTAAAGACTGAGGCTTTTCATCGGAAGGCTCAGTGAGGAGTCTTTGGTATTCCATGGCTACGATATCGTCGACATCACTATCTTCATTCTTTACAAGGTAATTAAATTGAAGAGCAAGAGCTCGAGAAAAGGTACCTTTCTGTGGTTCGAGCGAAACTGGTATTGCAAATGCTGTCATCGCTTGGCGAACCTGATCATCTTTTAAGTGCTTTTCAAACAGACCGACCAATGCGTCCAAGTGAGTATTAGCCGGGAATGAATCCTTTAGATTCTGTGTCAGTGGCTTCGAACCATTAAACAGCTTCTTTTGATATTCCTTGTCAGCAGTGACGGATGCAGAAAAATTCGAACTTCCACCAGCTATAAACAGCTTGCTCACAAACAAACCCTGGCTAGATATCTGATGACAGTATGGATATATTTTTTTGCAGTACTGGGAGAAGTTTATATTAATCACCTCCGTGAAAGTCCCTTGATTAGTCCCTTTAGTCCCTTGTAAGGCTAATTTTTAGTCCCTTTGCGCCCTGCTACTCTTATTACAGATGGCAGGGCGTTACTCATCTATGTTCCAAATGTGGGTATTGACTATCCCATTATATCACATCGTTAGGTAATAAACTATCCTTACCGACTATGTTGTTTATAAAAAGTCATAAACTCACTTTTCAAGTCACAAAAAATGCTCTTGTCATTTGAAATCACCTCAATGTGCATCCACTGATCACGGATGGTTCAGCGCAGCGAGGCGAACAACCAAATATATAACAGCTGACTACTGAACAGGAAGCTGCAATCCGAAACGGAGAAATCTGTGTTGGACTGCGGTCGGGCTTTTATTGCCTTTTTCAGCTGAGCAGCTCAATTCCTCCGTTTCGAGACAACGACAAACGGAGGAATTTTTATGTCAAACAGTGCAAACCAGAACCAAACCAACGAACGCAAAATCTACCTCAAGGACCTGCACCAGTGGGTGCCCGTCAGCAAAACCGACTATGACAACTATTACCGCGATATCAATGCCTATCGCCGCAGGCAACAGGAGCACGGGCGCTGTGTCTGCCCAGCAAACAAGCGCTACCTCTGCGACATGGACTGCTGGACCTGCCGTTTTCACAAGGCCGGTGATGAGCTTTCCCTTGATTACACCGTGACAGACGACGACGGCAACGAAAAGAGCTGGCTCGATGACTTGGCGGACGATGCTCCCAGCGCTCAGGCCATCTTAGAGGATCGCGAACTACTGGATACCCTTATCTGCAAATTGAACGAGCTTGATCCCGACGGTCGCCGAATTTGTGAGCTACTGCTTCAGGAAAAGTCCGAACGAGAGATCGCTGCTATCATGGGCATTTCTCGGCAATCCACCATCAACTACAAGAAGAAAAAGGCGTTTGACGCTTTGCGGGAGCTTCTTCGCGACTACATCTAATACCTTATCCATCTTTCTCCGGCTGCCCAAATTGGTGGCCGGAGAAAATCTTTTTCCTGATTTTCGTTCAAACCGCATTCTCACCTCCATTGGGTAGTGGAAAGAGCAAAACGACAATCGCTCCTTCCAAGGAGGTGAAACGAATGCATAAGGCACAGACAAGACCACGGAGCTGCGCTGCAGATGATGAACTCGTAGATGTTCTCACTGCGATCAGTGTTGTATCCATGAGGCTGGCAAGAAAATTGACCTTGCTCGCCGGACAGAGCCAATCCAAGGAAGGAGGAAAAGCACATGAGCAAAATGAGGGACATGGCCATGACCATCGAAGAACTGCGCAGCGCAGCTGCAGCTATTAACGAAGCCGCAAATTGGCTGGCGGAGCAGTTCAGCAGTAATGACCCAATACCAGAACCTACACCCACCGAACCTGTACTTACGCTGGAAGCGGTCAGAGCAGTCCTTGCGGATAAGTCCCGCGCTGGCTTCACAACTCAGATTCGCTCTCTGCTCCAGAAGTACGGTGCCGATAAGCTGTCCAGCATTGATCCGGCCAACTACAAGGCACTGCTTGAAGATGTGGAGGTACTAACAGATGCCAGCTAAAGGACATGCACTCCTCTCCGCATCCAGCTCCGAACGCTGGCTTCGTTGTCCGCCCTCTGCTCGGCTCTGTGAGAGTTACGACGATAAGGGCAGCAATTACGCTGCTGAAGGCACAGACGCTCACGAGCTTTGTGAGTACAAGCTCCGCCGGGCACTTGGCATGGAGGCAAAGGACCCGACCGAGAACCTCACATGGTTCAACGAAGAAATGGCCGACTGTGCTTCTGGCTACGCGGCCTACATTATCGAACAGGTAGAAGCGGCCAAGCAAAACTGCGCTGACCCGGTCGTCTTGATCGAGCAGCGTGTGGACTTTTCTCGCTGGGTGGAGTCCGGATTTGGAACAGCTGACTGCATTATTATCGCAGACGGTACCCTGCAGATATGCGACTACAAGCACGGGTTAGGCGTTCTCGTAAGCGCTGAAAAGAATCCTCAGATGCAGTGTTACGCCCTTGGCGCCCTGGAACTGTTTGACGGAATCTACGACATTGACACCGTTCGCATGACCATTTATCAGCCCCGGCGCGATAACGTCAGCACCTACGAGCTCTCAAAAGATGAGCTATACCGCTGGGCGGACGAAGTGCTCAAACCTACTGCCGATCTTGCTTTTGCCGGTGACGGTAACTTTCTCTGCGGTGAATGGTGCGGTTTCTGCAAAGCAAAGCACGACTGCCGCGCCAGAGCCGATGCCAACATGGCGCTCGCCCGCTATGACTTCAAGCTGCCGCCGTTACTCACGGACGAGGAAATCGAAGAAATCCTTACCCAAGTCGATGACCTTGTCTCTTGGGCCACGGACATCAAGGAATATGCCCTACAGCAGGCCATCAGCGGCAAGGAGTGGACCGGATGGAAGCTGGTCGAAGGCCGCTCTAATCGCAAATACACCAATGAAACAGCAGTCGCTGATGCAGTTAGCAGTGCAGGCTTTGACCCATATGACCACAAGGTCCTCGGCGTCACTGCCATGCAAAAGCTGCTCGGTAAGTCCCGTTTTGATGAACTACTCGCGGCCTACATCGAAAAGCCGCAAGGTAAACCAACACTCGTACCGGAAAGCGACAAACGCCCGGTCATGAACACAGCCAAAAATGATTTTATGGAGGAAAACGACTATGAATAACAATACCAACAAAGCCAACAACCCAATGAAGGTAATCACTGGACCCGACACCCGCTGGAGCTATGCAAACGTATGGGAAGCCAAGAGCATCAACGGCGGAGCGCCAAAGTTCTCAGTTTCGCTCATCATCCCTAAGTCCGACACCAAGACCGTCGCCAAGATCAAGTCAGCAATTGAAGCTGCTTATCACGATGGCGAATCCAAGCTCAAGGGTAGCGGTAAGTCTGTGCCTCCGATGGCGGCACTCAAGACTCCGCTCAGGGATGGCGACAGCGAACGTCCGGATGATCCAGCCTACGCCAATGCATATTTCATCAACGCCAATTCAGCTACGGCTCCTGGCATCGTGGACGCTGATCGCAATCCTGTATTGACTCGCTCCGAGGTGTACTCCGGCGTATATGGCAGAGCCAGCATCAGCTTCTACGCCTTCAATTCCAACGGCAACAAGGGCATCGCATGCGGTCTGAACAACCTGCAGAAGGTACGTGATGGTGAGCCTCTCGGTGGCAAGGTTAGTGCTGAGTCCGATTTCGCAACAGATGATGACGATGACTTTCTGTCTTAAGGAAGGGTGGTAAACCAATGACAACTATTTTACTAAACATCCTTCTGGGATTGTATTCAGCTCTGTGTGTCGCGTTCCTGGTCTCAATGGTTCAAAGCATTGGAAGCGATCGCAAGAGGGCAAGACGCGACGAAGAACGCGAATCTCGTGATAAAGAGTATCACGAAAAACGGATGCGGGACTTCAAGTAAAAAAACTGTGGACGGCGGTAGAGAACTTCTTTACCGCCGTTCCTTATAAAAAGGATGGTCAACTATGAAATCACTCTCAATAGATATTGAAACCTATAGCAGCGCCAATCTCGCCAAATCAGGTGTATACCGCTATGTCGAGTCACCGGATTTCGAGATTCTCCTTTTCGGCTACAGCGTCGACGGCGGAGAGGTTCAGGTCGTTGACCTTGCCGGTGGAGAGAAACTACCAGCCGAGGTCATCGATGCTCTCACAGATGAAACAGTGATCAAATGGGCGTTCAACTCGAACTTTGAACGGGTCTGCCTTTCTCGCTTTCTTGGGCTCCCTACCGGCGAATACATCAACCCTGTCTCATGGAAATGTTCGATGGTCTGGGCCGCGACGATGGGACTACCTCTGTCGCTGGAAGGCGTCGGCTCGGTACTTAAGCTGGATAAGCAGAAACTCACCGAAGGTAAAGACCTCATCAAATTTTTCTGTCAGCCTTGTGCTCCAACGAAAGCCAACGGTCAGCGCACCAGGAATTACCCGTACCACGCACCCGATAAATGGTCGGTGTTTAAGAAATATAACGCTCGAGATGTTGAAACGGAAATGTCCATTCAAGAAAAGCTCGCCAAGTTCCCGGTGCCGGATAGCATCTGGGACGAATACCACCTCGACCAGGAGATCAATGACCGAGGCGTTGCGCTGGATATGACACTGGTCCAAGAGTCTATCGCAATGGATGGTCGCTCCCGATCAGAGCTTTCCACCGCGATGAAGCACCTGACAGAACTTGAGAATCCAAATTCGGTACAGCAAATGAAGCAGTGGCTTGCCGGCAACGGCATGGAGACCGACACACTTGGAAAAAAGGTTGTCGCCGAGTTATTAAAAACGGCACCTCCGGATCTTGCAGATGTCCTCTCACTAAGACAGCAGCTTGCCAAGTCATCGGTTCGGAAGTATCAGGCGATGGAAAATGCGGTCTGTACCGATGGTCGAGCTCGTGGGATGTTTCAATTCTTCGGTGCTAATCGAACTGGGCGCTGGGCAGGTAGGCTCATTCAAATGCAAAACCTCCCTCAGAACCATTTGGAGGACTTGGCCGAAGCACGCTCCCTTGTGCGCTCCGGTGATTTTGATGCCGTGGAAATGCTCTATGAGGATGTGCCGGACACGCTGTCGCAGCTTATCCGTACTGCCTTCGTCCCAAGAGCCCGGGCCAGACTTATCGTCTCAGACTTCAGCGCCATCGAAGCCAGAGTCATCGCGTGGCTGGCTGGTGAACACTGGCGACAGGATGTGTTTGCCAAGGGTGGCGATATCTACTGTGCCTCTGCCAGTCAAATGTTTAAGGTGCCGGTTGAAAAACATGGCATCAACGGTCACCTACGTCAAAAAGGCAAGATTGCAGAATTGGCGCTCGGTTATGGCGGCTCTGTCGGCGCGCTCAAAGCAATGGGCGCTCTTGATATGGGACTTGAAGAGGACGAGCTCCCTCCACTGGTCGACGCGTGGCGGCAATCCAATCCGCGCATCGTGAAGTTCTGGTGGGACGTGGATAAGGCCGCAACGGAGGCAGTTAGGAATAAATGCACCAACTCGACTCATGGGATCACTTTCTCCTGCCAGAGCGGGATGCTTTTCATTACGCTTCCTTCCGGTAGGCGGCTTGCCTATGTGAAGCCGCGAATCGGTGAAAACAAGTTCGGTGGGACGTGTATCACCTACGAAGGCGTAGGTTCCACGAAAAAGTGGGAACGGCTGGATTCCTACGGGCCGAAGTTCGTGGAAAACATCGTACAAGCAACTGCCCGCGACATTCTCTGCAGTGCCATGCAAACGCTCCGGCACTGCTCTATCGTCATGCATGTCCACGACGAAATAGTCATCGAAGCTGATCCACGGATATCTCTGAAAGCTGTCTGTGAGCTGATGGGCCGGACACCACCTTGGGCAAAGGGTCTGCTGCTCCGCGCCGATGGCTACGAGACAGATTTTTATAAAAAAGATTGAGCCATTTTCGTTCAAACCCGTTTTTGACCTCCATTGGGTAATAGAGGTGGACAAAATGCCCACCCGGATTGGAGGTCAAAATGAGCATTGATAAATTCAACAGCGAGGGTTACTACGACCCAACCGCCTACGAAGCATTGTCTGCTATCGAAAAAGAAGAAAAGGCGCTTCGGGCATTCAGGCCAATTGTCTACATCTGCTCTCCCTTTTCGGGAGATGTAGAAGGAAACGTAAAGGCCGCGCAGCGCTACAGCCGATTCGCAGTTCACAAGGGCTTCATTCCCATTGCGCCGCATTTGCTATTTCCACAGTTTTTGAACGACGATATTCCTGCAGAACGCCAGCTTGGACTGTTATTTGGGAATGCACTGATGAGCAAGTGTACAGAGGTTTGGGTGTTCGGCAGCACCATCTCAGCCGGTATGTCGGCTGAAATCAAGAGAGCCAAGTGGAAGAACTACCGCTTACGCTACTTTAATGAAAACTGCAAGGAGGTTTAAGTAACCATGATGGGTTTTGTAGAAAACGGGATGGTCTTTGATGATAATAATAACCTTATTGGTATCATTGATCGAAATGTCACTGAATCATGCATTTTAAATCAGGCAGCCCTTTCCCAAGATGCGAATACTTATCGCGAATTAAGTCGTTCTATTCGCGAGATGAATGATGCAGATTTCCTTCGTTTCATGAGAACATCGGTTACCGTCATTCACGACATTCCAGCAAAGGACGTATTAAACGGCATTACAAGGCGTGCAAAAGAGAACAACATCTCTAAGGATAACAGCGCGTTGAATGCGATTGGAATGGTTTTTCTTCCAGAAGATGATAACGCAAAGTTACTTCAGAACCTGAACAAGAGTAAGCCAAGCGACTCTATCAACCTGGACTTTGACTCTGTAATGGCATTGACCGAGCTCTGGTCGCGATCGGCAAAGGATGTTGAAGGCATTCCCTCTGACTTATTCTTTGCAAATACCATTCCATTACAGGATTGCTGTATCAACATTCAGAATAAAAGCAGTTCCTATGATCTCTATCGTTTCGTTGTACACTCAGATTTTGAAGATCGTATCAGAGACGCTGGTGAATGGGATTATGCAGAAGTAGCTAACCTTATTCATCAGCGTGGTAACGCCGAGCTTATTTTTCCGATTCTCACTGTTCATGGTGTGAACCGGCTTATGGTTGGAGAAATCGGATATCGCAGCCTTCCGAAATCAGCACGAGACAATCTTTCAAAGCATGTCACCATGCAAGCTATATTATCCATGGCAACATTTGTGATTCAAGCATGGTATGGAATCCAGATAGCGCTTCTTCATCCTGTAGTAAAATCGGTATTCAATAAACCAAGGACAGAAACTTTAAAGGCATCAAAATCCAAACATAACAAAAAAAGAAGAACAGCCTATATCAAGCGTCATGTCATAAATGCAGAGGATATCAGAATTGCATTAACCTCTGCCAATATCGAAAGGTATACCCTTGTCTGGTATGTCATTGGACATTGGAGAACTTACAGGAGTGGCCGCAAAGTATTTGTGCAGCCATATTGGAAAGGTCCTCTACGCATCATAAAGCAAAATATCGATGACAGAGAACGAGTTATCATCACAGGAGGTGCACATAATGCGTGATTTATCCATTGCCTATGGCAACAGCTGTTTTGCTAAGACATGGCCAAATAAAACCGTCACATGGACTGATTTGTGTAGCAGGCTATCGGTAACTATCAGGACAACGGAATCTGTCGAAGAATACCCAAAACTCAAAAAATCTGACAGAGAAAAGGTCAAAGACAAGGGCGGCTTTGTTGGTGGCCAACTCAAAAATAATCGCCGCAAAATCGAAACCGTCGTCTGTCGTTCAATGCTGACGATGGACTTGGATCAAGCTGAAGTTGGTTTTATTGAAAGATTCTGCGCGACATGTAAATTTGCTGCCGCACTCTATACGACACATGGTCACATTCCTGAAAAGCCAAGAGTGAGAATCATCATACCATTTACAAGAGATACGTCCGTTGATGAGTATGCAGCTATTGCAAGGTATTATGCTGCAGAATGGGGCATCGACCAGTTTGACGAATGCTCCTACCGACCGAACCAGTTAATGTACTGGCCGACTACTCCCGCAAATGGCGAGTATATATTCAAGCGCATAGACGGTGCCTGGCTTGATCCAGACGTATATCTTGCTGCACACCCCAATTGGAAAGAGTGCTCGCTACTGCCGACATCTTCTCGGGAAAGTGCTGTCCGTGAAGCTAGCCAGAAACCACAAGATGACCCTCTTGGCAAATCAGGTATCATTGGTGCGTTCTGTCGTTCCTATACCGTGGAGACTGCGATTGACACTTTTCTCTCAGATGTATATGCACCTTCCGCAATGGCTGGTCGTTACGATTACATCCCTGCCGACAGCAGTGCTGGCGTTGTCATTTACGACGACAAATATGCCTACAGCCACCACGCCTCTGATCCTGCTTACGGAAAGCTGCTCAATGCCTTTGACCTTGTACGCATACACAAATTCGGTGATGACGATGAGAAGTCCAGCTTCAAAAACATGTGCGGCTTCGCGCTCAAGGATGAGGCTGTTGCTGCACTACTTTTGGAGGAGCGCCGTCAGTCTGCTTCCGAAGATTTCATGCCCGGTGAGACTTGGGCTTCCAGGCTAACACGCACAAAAGCCGGTGATGTGGAAAACACTCTCGGCAACCTGCTGCTGATCATGAAAAATGATGAGGCCCTTTCGCAAATCCGATATAACCGGCTCGCCAACCAAATCTATGCCGAGAATCTGCCTTGGGCGCATACTCACCCAGCTTGGCGGGACGCGGATACAGCCCAGCTCGTGGCTTACGTCGACACCAACTATGGAGAGTTCAGCGCCCGAAACTACGAGCTTGCTCTTACCAAAGTGTCAGATGACAGGGCCTATCATCCAGTTCGTGAATACCTGATGGCACTGGAATGGGACGGCATACCTCGTGACGAGACTGTCTTCATCGACTTTCTCGGAGCTGAGGATACTCCCTACGTTAGAGCGGTTACTCGAAAGACACTCGCTGCTGGAGCTGGCCGTATCCTCGCACCCGGCATCAAGTTTGATACCATCCCAGTTATTATCGGCGGTCAGGGCATCGGCAAGTCCACCATGCTCGCCAAGCTGGGAAAACAATGGTACTCCGACAGCCTTTCCATCTCTGATATGAAAGATAAAACGGCACCAGAAAAACTTCAGGGCAACTGGCTGCTAGAGCTTTCTGAGCTCGCTGGCATCAAGAAAATGGACGTGGAAACCGTGAAGTCCTTTGCCAGCCGAGTTGATGATAAGTATCGCCCTTCTTATGGCAGAGTCGTCGAAAGCCATCCACGCCAGTGCATTATCATCGGTTCCACCAATAGCGATGGTGGTTTTCTTCGAGACGTGACCGGTAACAGACGCTTCTGGCCTATCAACGTAACCGGTGAAGGCACAAGACGACCTTGGGATATTACCGAATACGAAGTCGACCAGATATGGGCCGAGGCGGTAGCCAACTTTAATGCTGGCGAGGAACTGTTCCTGAAAGGCGCTGAAGCAGAGGCCGCCGCAGATGCACAGCGTGACGCGATGGAAACCGACGACCGCGAAGGTTTGGTTTCTGCATTTCTTGACACCTTACTCCCTGAGGATTGGGACACCACTGACATTTACCGTAGACAGGAGTTTTTCCGCGATCCCGACGATCCTACAAGACCGGTGGGTACCGTGCGCAGAACACAGGTCAGCAATATTGAGATTTGGTGTGAGTGCTTTGGTCGTTCGAGGGATTCCATCAAGAAATCTGACTCCTATGAGATCGAGGCCATTCTTCGTAGCATCGGCAATTGGGAAAAGTACTCCGGCAATAAGACCGGCAAGCGCATTATCCCCCTTTATGGTGTTCAACGTATCTATCTGAGGTCGGAATAATTGCCCAACCTTGCCGATTCGCACTTCGGCACAAACCATGGGCAAGGCTTGCAGCCCCCGAAATTACTATAAAAGCTCGTTGCCTTGCCGGTATTGCCCATAAACTCCTACTCCTTTTCAATTCATTAAAAATGTAGTACAGCCTGAGCGTATATATGCGCGCGTAGGATTTATAGGAACAATGAGCAAATGGGCAATCATCGGCAATGGGCAAGAAAAATGGAGTGAAAAATGAAAGAGAAAATCGTTGAGCAAAAACTGGTGAAAACAGTGAAGGACATGGGTGGCATTGCACCAAAGTTCACGAGTCCTGGATTTGATGGCATGCCCGACCGTATCGTTCTTCTACCTGGCGGTCATATGGCTTTCGTTGAAGTTAAGGCTCTCGGCGAAAAGCCCAGACCACTTCAGCTGGCAAGGCACAAATTACTTCGCGGGCTTGGCTTCAAGGTTTATGTACTTGATGACGAGCAGCAGATTGGAGGGCTTCTTGATGAAATACGAACCACATAACTACCAGAAATACGCCACCCGCTACATCGAGGAGCATCCCATCTCCGCTGTTCTACTCGATATGGGTCTTGGCAAGACGAGCATAACACTGACTGCGCTGAACGACCTGTTGTTTGACAGCTTTGAAGCCCACCGCATTCTGGTGATTGCACCACTACGAGTGGCACGGGATACATGGCCTGCTGAAGCAGATAAGTGGGAGCATCTCCAGAACCTCATCTGCTCCGTTGCAGTCGGCACCGAAGCAGAGCGCCGTGCAGCGCTTATAAGACCCGCTGACATCTATATCATCAACCGAGAAAATGTCCAGTGGCTCATTGAGGAAAGCAAGCTGCCCTTCAACTTCGACACGCTTGTGGTAGATGAGCTATCCTCCTTCAAGAATTATCAGGCTAAGCGATTCCGGGCTCTGATGAAGGTACGACCAAAGGTCAAGCGTATCATCGGCCTTACAGGTACCCCTTCAGCAAATGGCCTAATGGACCTTTGGGCGGAGTTTAGGCTTTTAGATATGGGTGCTCGCCTCGGACGGTTTATCAGCCACTACCGACTGGATTACTTCCAGCCAGATAAACGCAACGGACAGGTCATCTTCAGCTACAAACCTCTACCCGGAGCGGAACAGCGCATCTATGACAAGATCTCCGACATCACTATTTCCATGAAGTCTACCGACCTTTTGAAAATGCCGGAACTGGTCAGTAGCGAATACACCGTCCGCCTCTCCGACGAGGAGCGCCAGCGTTACGACGAATTGAAGCAGGACCTTGTATTGCAACTCCCTGACGGAGACATCACTGCTGCTAATGCCGCCGCGCTCACCGGCAAGTTATGTCAGTTGGCAAATGGTGCGATCTACACCGACGATGGCGACACCTTCTCCATCCATGACCGAAAGCTGGATGCACTGGAGGATATCATCGAGGCTGCCGGTGGTAAGCCGATTCTTGTGGCCTACTGGTTCAAGCATGACCTTGCCCGCATTACGGAGCGCCTACAAAAGCTTCATGTCCCGTATTCCAAACTGGACAGTGCCGGCAGTATCCGCAAGTGGAACGCTGGAGAACTGCCTGTGGCTCTGATCCACCCCGCCTCTGCCGGTCATGGTTTAAACCTGCAGAGTGGCGGCTCCTGTATCGTCTGGTTCGGGCTGACATGGTCACTGGAATTATATCAGCAGACCAACGCCCGCCTATGGCGACAAGGGCAAAATGCCGAAACAGTTGTGGTGCAGCACATTGTGGCCAAAGACACCCTCGACGAGCGGATTCTGAAGGTGTTATCCAAGAAGGACAGCACCCAAGCCGCCTTGATTGATGCTGTAAAGGCCGATCTGCAAGCCTAAGACAATCAACGACAATCCGTGCCAATCCGAGAGAACTAAAAATTCGGAGGTACAGATTATGGACCCTTATCAAGAATTAGCAAACGCCATTGTTATGCAAGCAGTCAAGGATTATCGAACCTCTCTTCTTCATTCGAAGAAGCGTCCGGATAACAAAGGCTACCAAATTGAAGTGTCATCGTTAGAGCGGTTCTTCCGTTCCGGTTGGTTTGGAGAACTCACAAGTCTGAATGCCGAGTACCTCATTCGAAGAGTTAACGAGGAGGTGCAAAGGAATGACCGCTAAAGAGTATTTATCACAGGCTTACCGCCTTGATCAGAGGATTGCCAGCAAACTCGAAATGGTGGAATCCTTAAATGAGCTGGCAATGAGATGTACTACCACCATAACCGGTATGCCTCGCAACCCCAGCAAAAGCACCTCGCCGATGGCGGACACCGTTCTAAAAATCATTGACCTTCAGGACGAGATCAACAGAGATCTTGAAAGCTTGGTGGATCTTAAGCGTGAGATCAGCCTTGTAATCCGCGAAGTAGAATACAACGAATATCGAACGATTCTGGAGAAGCGATATATCAGCAATAAGTCTTGGCCAGAAATTGCTGTAGAGCTTGGGTATAACCTTCGCCATCTTTATCGCTTACATGATGCAGCGCTAAACAAAGTAAGAATTCCTGAAGATGTCACTGTATGTCACTATTAGTCCAAGTGCAATCATGTTAATGTTAAGGTAGCGAAAAGCATCAAGGCGAAGCCTCGCGGGAGAAATCCTGTGGGGCTTTTCTTATGCCCCGAAAGTGAGGTGAACCCATGCCATATAAACCAAAGCATCCCTGCGCCTACCCCGGCTGCGGTCGGCTCGCTGAGCGTGAGCAATACTGCGCCGAGCATCAAAAGGTCGTGGACAAACAATACAACCAGTACCAGCGCGACCCCAAGTCCAACAAACGCTACGGCAGAAGCTGGAAGCGCATCCGCGACCGCTACATCAAGTTGCATCCCCTTTGTGAGGAATGCGAGAGGCAAGGCAAACTGACGCCTGCCGAAGAAGTCCACCACATCCTTCCGCTTTCCAAGGGCGGTGGCAACGAAAAAAGCAATCTGATGGCTCTTTGTAAATCCTGTCACTCCCGAATTACTGCTGAGAGTGGTGACCGGTGGGGGTAGTCAAATCTCTAAAACTATTCAAAGCGGACAGCGGCGTGGGGCTTCGTGTTGAAAAACGCGCTTTCAAACGAGGGAATAGCCCCAGCCCTGCAAAGTGAGGTGATATTTTTGGCAAAAGACGGTACCAACCGTGGCGGTGCTCGTATCGGCGCGGGCGCAAAAAAGAAGCCATTAGCCGACAAAATTGCCGAGGGCAATCCCGGCGGCAGAAAACTGACGGTGATGGAATTTCAAGATACGGCAGATCTCAAAGGCCTTGAAATGCCTGAACCAAACAAAATGCTCGAGGCCATACAAAAAGACGGTAAGACGCTCGTCGCAAGTGAAATCTACAAATCCGCCTGGACTTGGCTGAACGAACGTGGCTGTGCGGTGCTTGTCGCACCGCAGCTTCTGGAGCGGTACGCCATGAGCGTGGCCAGGTGGATTCAGTGCGAGGAAGCAGTCACTGAATACGGCTTTCTGGCAAAGCACCCCACTACAGGCAATGCAATTCAGAGCCCCTATGTAGCGATGGGCCAGAACTACATGAACCAAACAAACCGCCTGTGGATGGAGATTTTTCAGATCGTAAAAGAAAACTGCACCGGCGAGTACAGCGGTGTGAATCCGCAAGATGATGTTATGGAGCGGCTCTTAACCGCCCGGAAAGGAAAATGATATGGCGAAATATAAAACTTCTGAAAGTGTATGCAAGGGTCACCCGGATAAGCTCTGCGACCTGATTGCAGACAGCATTCTTGATGCGTGTCTTCGCAAAGATAAATCTTCCCGTGTGGCCTGCGAGGTCATGGCGACAAAGGGCAAAATCATCGTAGCGGGCGAAATCACCTGCTCGAAAAAAGTAGACATCCGCTGGGTGGTCCGTAGAGTTCTTGAGGAGGTCGGCTACAATCCGTGGAAGTTCATTGTGTTTGTATTCGTCCACCAGCAAAGCAAGGATATCGCTGGTGGTGTGGATCAGGCGCTAGAATCTCGAGCTGGAGATACCTCTTGGTATTCCATGCTCGGCGCTGGCGACCAAGGTACTATTTACGGCTATGCCACAGATGAGACGGTAGAAAAACTTCCGCTCCCTCTCGTATTTGCTCATGGCATTTGTCAAAAGATCGATAGCACCATGAAAAATGGCGTCATCAAAGGCATTGGTCCTGATGGCAAAGCCCAGGTCACTGTCGAGTATGAGGATGACAAGCCCAAGCGCATCAAAACGATTATTGTTTCTGTGCAGCACCGCGCTGATAAGGATTTGGAGATTCTCCGCAGTGAGATCATCTCCCAAGTGCTGTGGCCGGTGTTCGAGAAGTTCCCATTTGACGATGCGACTGAAATCCTCATCAATCCCTCCGGCCGTTTTGTCGAGGGAGGACCTGCAGCTGACACCGGTTTGACCGGTCGAAAGATAATGGTCGATAGCTATGGCGGACTTGCTGCTCATGGAGGCGGTGCGTTCTCTGGAAAAGACCCGACGAAGGTTGACCGCTCCGGTGCCTACATGGCACGGGCTATCGCAAAGAACATCGTCAGGTGTGGTTATGCCAAACGCTGTCAGGTGGCTATCTCCTATGCCATCGGTAAGGCTGACCCCGTTGCGGTTGAAATTGATACCTTCGGTACGGGTACTGTTTCTGATGAGATTCTTCGCAAAGCGGTCCTCGAGGTTTTTAACCTGCGTCCTGCGGCAATCATCGAAACGCTGAGTTTGCGAGATCCCATTTACGCAGATACAGCAACCTATGGCCATTTCAGTGGAACACTTTCTCGCTGGGAATGGCTGGACCGTTATATAGAATTACGAGAGGCGGTAAAAAAATATGCTGATTGAGAAAAAGAATACCGCCGAGCTCCTGCCTGCGGACTACAATCCCCGCAAGGACTTAAGGCCCGGCGATCCGGAATACGATAAGCTGAAGCGCTCAATTGAACAGTTCGGATACGTCGAGCCGGTCATCTGGAATAAGGTGACCGGCTGTGTTGTAGGTGGGCACCAGCGTTTGAAGGTGCTCATCGACATGGGCATCACCGAAGTCGAGTGCGTAGTGGTCGAGATGGATGTCGAGAAAGAAAAGGCACTCAACATCGCGCTGAACAAGATTTCCGGCGAATGGGACAAAGAAAAACTAGCTCTGCTCATTGCAGATTTGCAAGGCGCGGACTTCGATGTATCGCTCACAGGCTTTGATCCCTCCGAACTGGACGATCTGTTTAAGGATAGCATCAAAGACGGCATCCACGATGATGATTTTGATGTGGAAGCAGAGCTTAGGGAACCTCGCATCACCAAGCTCGGTGATGTCTGGACCCTTGGTCGGCACCGACTGGTATGTGGCGACAGCACCAAGAAGGACACCTTTGATTTGCTGATGGCCGGTGCCAAAGCCAATCTCGCGATCACCGATCCGCCTTACAACGTCAACTATGAAGGCAGCGCTGGTAAAATCAAAAACGACAATATGGGTAACGACGCCTTCTACCACTTTCTGCTCGATGCCTTTACAAACACCGAAGCGGTTATGGCGGATGATGCCAGCATCTACGTATTCCACGCCGACACCGAAGGGCTGAATTTCAGGAGAGCCTTTGTGGATGCCGGTTTTTATTTATCTGGTTGCTGCATCTGGAAGAAGCAGTCGTTAGTTCTGGGGCGCTCTCCATACCAATGGCAACACGAGCCTGTGCTCTACGGTTGGAAGAAAACCGGAAAGCATCAGTGGTACACCGGCCGGAAGGAAACCACCATCTGGGAGTTCGACAAGCCTAAGAAAAATGGCGATCACCCGACCATGAAGCCGGTCCCGCTCTTGGCGTATCCGATTATGAACAGCAGCATGAGTAACACCATGGTGCTTGATCCCTTTGGCGGCAGCGGTTCAACGCTCATCGCCTGCGAACAGTCTGACCGCTCCTGCTATACCATTGAGCTTGATGAGAAGTTCTGCGATGTTATCGTCAAGCGCTACATCGAACAGGTCGGCACGGCTGATAGGGTTTCTGTCCAGCGCGATGGTTTGCTCTACTCCTATGCAGAGGTGACAGCCACCAAGGACAGCCATGCCTGACGATAGCATTTCTTATGATGATCGGCTCTTCCTCCGACTCGATTTGGCACATATATTTCTCGAAAATCACTTGCTATAAAGTGCCTTTAGAGTGATGTATGTACATACCAAAACGATAGGAGGTTTTGTAAATGGAAATCAAGTACAACGTAACTGGACCCGACCGCAAGCGACTGGTACAGGCCATCGCGATGATTCTCGAAAGTGACACCAAGTACCTCGGCGTTCCATCCTGTGCTTATCAGGTGGACAACTTCACCATCAACAAGGATGGCATCCTCTCATTCGACGACCACGCCAACAGCGGCGCGGCTGAGCAGCTTATCGAACGCCTTTGCGATATGGGCTTTGAAGCTGAGATTGAGGAAGTCACAGATGCCCTTTGCATGGAGCTTCCGCTGAAAGACACGACAGAGGCGGCGATCGACAACCTGCGCAGGATGGTGGACAGTAAAGCGACGCTCATTAAAAAAGCACTCGGTGCTGATAGCTTGGAAATTGAGGTCACCGAGGAGCGTATCCGCTTCCCTTGGTTCGATCGCATTCCGGAGCCTGAGGTCATCAGTGCAACTACTCATTTCCTTAGGCATATGCTTGATGCAGCGAAGAGCCATAAGCGTGTGACTGCCAAGGAAAAAGAAACAGACAATGAGAAATATGCCTTCCGCTGCTTCCTCCTTCGACTCGGCTTCATTGGTGATGAGTTCAAGGAAACGCGCCGGACGCTTCTTCGGAACCTGACCGGTAGTGCTGCATTTCGAACGGGAGCCAAGAAAGGCTTCAGTACAGAGGACCTCGACGCCGCTACCGACGACCCCGCTGTAGTAGAAGCGGTAAATGCCCTGCTGAATGGAAAGGAGGCAACTGATGATGAGATTTCCGAATAAAGATGTGGTCGAGCGCATCCGCCGTCAATTTCCGGTCGGTTGCCGCGTTGAGCTTCTTCGCATGGATGATGTGCAGGCTCCGCCCATCGGCACCAAAGGCACTGTAACCGGTGTGGATGACACAGCAAGCATCATGGTTAGCTGGGACAACGGTAGCGGACTGAACGTGGTCTATGGCGAGGACCTTTGCCGGAGGTGCGATGATGACCGATAAGGTGCGAAAGCAGATCTTGGCCATACGCGACACCGGTCTGACGAATATGTTTGATGTAGTAGCGGTTCAGCGTATCGCAAACGACATGGGCTTTTATGAGCTGGTTGTGTACCTCGAAGAAAACCGCAAGGAATATGCCCACTTCATCCTGACCGGCGAGGCGTAAAACACATCCCTTGCATCACGATATTTGGTGGATTTTTATCTCTGAATTGACTTGCTATTGTGTGCTTTCAGAGCGAATATACACATACAAAAACGAAGGGAGTGCACACCATGTGGAAAGAAGGAAGCCTTAAGATTCAAAACAGCATTTTTCATTACTGGATGAAGGTTTACGAGGAAGGTTCCCAGTTTGGAATCGACGGTGGCAGGATCAGCAAGCTGATGCTAAAGCGTGATGGCAAGGTCGTATGCAACTACGACAGGGGCTGGGACATAGAGCCCGCCGACCCAGACACTCAGCTTGCCCTTGAACTACTGCTACACAAGGAAAACAGATAACACAAACAAACTACAGCTTCTTGGAACATGAGCCAATCGGCTCTGTTCCTCGTCATGCAGCCAATATGGGCTGTATTTTTTATGCCCTGCAAAAGGAGGCGACGGCGTATCAGAAAATTGAAGAAATACTCTCCAACCCGATTTAAAGCATCGGATTCAATCTATGACAAGGCTCTGGCCGATTACGCCGTGTCCTTTATTGAGGCGCTCTCCCACACCAAGGGCACCTGGGCCGGTAAGCCTTTTGAGCTGATTGACTGGCAGGAACGGATTATTCGAGACATCTTTGGCACCATTAAGCCCAATGGCTATCGGCAGTTCAACACAGCGTATGTGGAAATCCCAAAGAAGATGGGTAAATCAGAGCTCGCTGCTGCGGTCGCCCTACTGCTGACCTGTGGTGACAACGAGGAACGCGCCGAGGTCTACGGTTGCGCCGCTGATCGCAATCAGGCCTCTATCGTTTTTAACGTTGCTGCGGATATGGTGCGGATGTGCCCGGCGCTCGCAAAACGAGTCAAGATCCTTGATTCCATGAAACGGCTTGTTTATTTACCGACTGGAAGCACTTATCAGGTACTGTCTGCCGACGTTGGCAACAAGCACGGTTTCAATACCCATGGCGTGGTATTCGACGAACTGCATACTCAGCCTAACCGAAAGCTCTACGATGTTATGACCAAAGGTAGCGGTGATGCGAGGATGCAGCCGCTTTATTTTTTGATCACGACCGCCGGAGACAACCAGAACAGCATCTGTTGGGAGGTCCATCAGAAGGCCCTGGATATCATTGACGGCAGAAAAAACGACCCGACCTTCTATCCGGTCATATATGGTGCAGCGCAAGAGGACGACTGGACTGATCCAAAGGTCTGGAAAAAAGCCAATCCCTCCCTCGGTATTACCGTCGGCTTAGATAAGGTCAAAGCGGCCTTTGAGTCTGCCCGCCAGAATCCCGCAGAGGAGAACAGCTTCAGGCAGCTCCGCTTGAACCAATGGGTCAAGCAGGCTGTACGCTGGATGCCGATGGACAAATGGGATGCCTGCGCTTTTGCGGTCGATCCGGAAGCCTTACGAGGCCGGGTTTGCTACGGTGGTCTTGACCTTTCCTCATCCACCGACATTACTGCCTTTGTTTTGGTATTCCCACCGCTGGACGAGGATGACAAGTATGTCGTGCTTCCGTTCTTCTGGATACCGGAGGACAACATCGATTTGCGTGTGCGGCGTGACCATGTGAATTACGATGTCTGGAAAAAGCAAGGCTACCTTTTAACTACCGAAGGCAATGTGGTCCACTATGGCTTCATCGAGAGCTTTATTGAGGAGCTGGGTACTAAATACAATATTCGCGAGATCGCCTTTGACCGGTGGGGCGCTGTACAGATGGTCCAGAACCTTGAGGGCATGGGCTTTACAGTTGTTCCGTTCGGTCAGGGCTTCAAGGATATGAGTCCGCCGACCAAGGAACTCATGAAGCTAACCTTAGAACAGAGGCTTGCCCACGGCGGTCATCCGGTCCTTCGCTGGATGATGGATAACATCTACATCCGTACCGATCCGGCAGGCAACATCAAAGCGGACAAAGAGAAATCCACCGAGAAAATCGACGGCGCTGTCGCCACCATTATGGCGCTTGATCGGGCGATTCGATGCGGCAATGAAAGTGGCACTTCGGTCTATGATGATCGTGGCCTGCTTGTTTTTTAGTAAAGGAGAGTGATGTCTATGGGAATACTTCAAGGAATATTCAAGGCGCGTGACAAGCCTCAAGATGCCCTCGGTGGCAGCCGCTACAGCTTCTTTTTCGGAAGCACCAGCGCGGGAAAGCCGGTCAATGAACAGACGGCCATGCAAATGACAGCAGTATACAGCTGCGTGAGGATATTGTCTGAAACATTGGCGGGGCTTCCGCTCCATATATATCAATACAATGATTCCGGAGGCAAGGAAAAACACCTCAAACACCCACTATACAAGCTGCTTCATGATGAACCAAATCCTGAGATGACTTCCTTTGCGTTTAGAGAAACGCTGATGAGTCATCTTTTATTATGGGGGAATGCCTACGCACAGATCATTAGAAACGCACGTGGCGAGGTTGTTGCACTTTATCCGCTGATGCCAAACAAAATGACAGTCGATCGTGATTCAAACGGTCGGCTTTTCTATTTGTACCAGCGCGGCAACGAGGACACACCCTCTCTTGGCAAGGACAGTCAAGTCTACCTGGCACCATCCGATGTTTTGCATATTCCTGGCCTCGGCTTTGATGGTCTGGTCGGTTACTCTCCCATCGCAATGGCGAAAAATGCCGTGGGACTAGCCATTGCCACTGAGGAATACGGTGCGAAGTTCTTCGCTAACGGAGCGGCTCCGGGCGGAGTGTTGGAACACCCTGGCACCATCAAGGACCCACAGAAGATTAAGGAATCCTGGAACGCTGCCTATCAGGGCAGCGGCAATTCTCACCGAGTGGCCGTTCTCGAGGAAGGCATGAAGTATCAGCCCATCGGGATCTCACCGGAACAGGCGCAGTTTCTGGAGACGAGAAAATTCCAGATCAATGAAATCGCCCGAATCTTCAGGGTGCCACCTCACATGCTAGCCGACCTTGAGAAATCGTCCTTCTCTAACATCGAACAGCAATCACTTGAGTTCGTGAAATACACACTTGACCCTTGGGTAGTGCGCTGGGAACAGTCCATGTGTCGCGCCCTGCTCATGGATAGTGAAAAGCCGAAGCTGTTCATTAAGTTCAATGTAGATGGGCTGCTTCGCGGAGATTATGTGAGCCGGATGAGTGGTTACGCCACCGCACGTCAGAACGGCTGGATGAGCGCCAATGACATCCGGGAGCTTGAGAACCTGGACCGCATCCCGGCAGAGCTCGGTGGCGACCTCTACCTCATCAACGGCGCCATGACCAAACTTCAGGACGCGGGTGCGTTCGCAAATATAAAAGAAACGGAGGAAACCGAATGAAGAAATTCTGGAACTGGGCACGGGATGATAATTCCGGTGTTCGAACACTCTACCTTGACGGCGTGATTGCCGAAGAGTCGTGGTTTGATGATGATGTCACCCCTAAGGCATTTAAAGCAGAGCTTACTGCTGGTGAAGGTGACCTTGTTATATGGCTCAACTCTCCCGGCGGAGATTGTATTGCGGCAAGTCAGATCTACACCATGCTTATGGATTACAAAGGCAAGGTTACCGTGAAGATCGATGGCATTGCAGCATCTGCTGCATCCGTAATTGCTATGGCTGGAACGACCGTACTGATGGCACCGACTGCCCTCATGATGGTGCATAACCCGCTGACTGTTGCCATTGGTGACAGTGAGGAAATGCAAAAGGCCATCTCAATGCTCTCGGAGGTTAAGGAAAGTATCATTAACGCCTACGAGATCAAAACAGGACAGTCACGGGCAAAGCTATCACACCTGATGGATGCGGAAACCTGGCTCAATGCTAAGAAAGCCATCGAGCTTGGTTTTGCAGACGGCATCTTGGAGGACGAAAAGAAGCGATCACAGACCGATGATTTCACCTATGCCTTCAGCCGCAGAGCCGTTACCAACTCTCTGCTGGGCAAGGTAAAGCCCAGGCTGCCTAAACAACAAACGGGTACACCGATTGAGTCGCTGGAGAAGCGGCTCTCTTTAATTCAACACTAATTTTGAGGAGGAAAATACTATGAACAAAATTCTTGAACTGCGTGAGAAACGCGCAAAGGCGTGGGAAACAGCTAAAGCATTTTTAGATACCAAACGCGGCGCGGATGGCATCGTTTCAGCTGAGGATACCGCCGTTTACGACAAGATGGAAGCGGATGTGGTCGCCCTTGGCAAGGAAATCGATCGTCTTGAAAAGCAAGAAGCACTGGACCGCGAGCTTTCAAAGCCACTTAACACACCACTTACTGGAAAACCTATCTTCCAGGGTATGGAATCCAAAGGAGGCAGAGCTTCTGCTGAATACCAGAAAGCCTTCTGGAATGCCATGAGAACCCGTTCTGGTGAAGGGCTTGATCCTGTGATTAAGAACGCACTGCAGATCGGTACTGACACTGAAGGTGGCTATCTTGTACCAGATGAATTTGAGCGTACCCTCATTGAAGCCCTGGATGAAGAGAATATCTTCAGAAAGCTGGCCAACGTCATTTCCACTTCTTCTGGCGATCGCAAGATTCCAGTAGTAGCTTCCAAGGGTACTGCTTCTTGGATTGATGAAGAAGGTGCAATTCCTGAAAGTGATGACAGCTTTGGACAGGTTTCTATTGGTGCTTACAAGCTAGGTACCATGATCAAGGTATCGGAAGAGCTTCTAAATGACAGCGTGTTTAATCTTGAAAACTATATCGCCAGGGAATTTGCAAGACGTATCGGTAATAAAGAAGAAGATGCCTTCTTTACAGGAGATGGTTCCGGTAAACCTACAGGTATTCTTGCTGCCACTGGTGGTGCGCAAATCGGTGTAACCGCTGCAAGTGCCACTGCCATTTCGATTGATGAGATTTTGGATCTCTTCTACTCTCTTAAATCGCCTTATAGAAACAAGTCAGTGTTCGTAATGAATGATGCCACCATTAAGGCAATTAGGAAGCTGAAAGATGGTCAGGGTCAGTATATCTGGCAGCCTTCACTTCAGGCAGGAACACCAGATACCATTCTGAACAGACCTGTTTACACTTCATCCTACGTTCCTACCATCGCTGCATCTGCAAAGTC